AGAACGTCGCCTCGGCCTCAAGCGCGCCGTACCCAAACAAGACTATCGTGTGCGCCGGTTTAAGCTGGTTGATCTTGCATTCTAGCGTGTCATTGCCCCAGGTCCTTAGAGCCTCACCGGCCGCTGATCGGCCTGCCCTGAAATCGATGATGGTCGTCTCGTTGGCATTGACCCGCCAGGTGTAGACCCAGTCACCGTTTGTCAGGGGATCGCCAGCCCGAGACCATCCAGCACGGAACGGTCGGAACTCAGAGATCGTGATCTCGTACCCGAGAGCCTTGGCGACAGCGATAAAATACGCTTTCGACTGGCCGCCAGTGCTCGCCAGTTTCGAAACCAGGGCATTACGCCGGCCCTGCATTGTGCTCTCGAGTGTTCCCGCGCATTTATCTGGGAGTGCGGCAACACGCTCCCAGTCCGAAAGCAACTCTGTCGAGGTCAGCGGTAGAGCGTCGACGATCAGCTGCTCGCCTCGGCCATCGATGCGTGCCCATTCCTCAGCAAGCGCCGACAGCAGCTCATCCATGTTTGATCCGGCATCACGGGGGAAAGCCTCACCAGGCGGCATCAGCGCCTTGAGCTGTGCCTTGTAGTCGTCTCTCGTGCGAGCCATAGGTTAAGACGCCAGAGTCGTGAACGTGATGGTGCCGAGCGTCGCGATGTGCCCGGTAGCATGCGGCACATCCGCGGTCGGCGACGTGAAAGCGTTGTTCATTTCGCCGGCCGCGATGCTTGCCGCCTCACGCATACGGCTGATCAAGATGGTCCCGGACGGCACGGCATCGCGCACTAGCAGATCCTCAAGCTCGGCAGTTACCGCAGCCTGCACCGCGGGGGTGTTTGGTCTTATGGCGATTACAGGGTTCAGCGGGTCAGCAATAGGCGCCGCCGTGAAAAGCTCTGCGGTTACTGGCCGCCGCTCGTCAATATATTCATGGACCTCGGCAACTTTACCAGGGCTTGGGATGATTCCGCTCGGGTCATCGTCGGTAACAAACAGCACCGTTACCGTGCCCGCACCCATCTGGCGAGGGTAAACCCAAACACGCGTTACGCCAGGGACCTCGAGCCCCCACTGCACGTAGTCGGCTGCCGATCCACCTTGTGGAGGGTTTTGAATTCGCTCAAGGAGACGCGCGCGAAGCCGGTCGTCAGACTCGACGTCGACGCCTGAAGTGATGCCGCCGGCACCAACCACCCCGGTAGATTGAACGCCACCAATTGGAGACAGCAAACTGATGCGACTGCCCGCCGGAAAGTTTGCGTCATCGCCAGCGATAAGCGCCTGCGCGCTGATGGTGGCGTTCGTGCCGACGACCGTGGCATCTGCCATGGCCTTGTACTGAACGCCGTCCTGGCGCTGGAGAATGGTTCCCGCAGGGATGGTTCCAGAGGACACCACGAAGGATACAGGGCCGACTGCGAACTCTGCCTGCTTTCTCTGGACGTCCCAGATGTCTGCCCACCGCTGCAGGAATTCGCTCTCGGCGGTGTCCGGCATGACCTGGCGGGCCACCCAATCGATATACCCATAGAGCAGGTGAGCAGTCCCGGCCTCTGCGCGCCCGAGAATGCCCAGCAGCGAGCGCCGCATCACAGCACTATCTACGCCGGCGATCCGGTTGCTGATGTCCGCGATAACGCGGTCGATGATTTCCGTCAGACTTGGACGTGCGAACGGCATCAGGGCACCCTCTTAGCGGCTTGCGCCGCCCATTCATAATTATATCGGTAGCGAACTAGTTCGCCGCTCGGCCTGTAGATGTCGATGGTGATTTGCATCCACCCCGTGGCAATGAATACGGCGGCTACCTCAATGCGCGAGGCGACGAGATCCTCGGTCATCCACTTGAGAGCATCGCGACAATACTGCTTTGCTCTGGTGAGCGTGTTGGCTACTTGCTTTTCGCGCTTGAGCAGCCACAGCAGCGAGCCAGTGTTGTCGCCTGGCTCGTTGCCAATATCGCCCCACCAGCCACGCAAATCATCTTTCGGTAGTTCGGCCGGGATCAGGTCGGTACTCGCACGGCTGTCGGTAAACAGGCTGATAACGACACTGGTCTCGAGCCCGTCATCGCGGGCAAGGTCGAACCCGTCGACGACGACGTCGCCCCCGAATTCACCCATCACCAGCGCAATATCCGCCATCAGTTAACCCCGCCTGTGCTGCTGCCTGAAACCGGATGCGTGTGACTCGCGCCGATGTTTTTGCCATTGTTCGTGATGGTGCCGGTGGTCGATACGGCGCCGGTCAAATCAGTCGGGCCATCCACCTTTAAGCTGCCCTCAATAGTAACAGCCGATACGATTTTCATGGTAGGCGCAATCGCCTCTAAATGCTGGACTGCCTCAATTTTCACCATGTCACGCAGCAGGGTCACGCGATTGCCCAGGTCATCATAGATGCACACCTCACCCTGCTGCAGGCCGACAACTCGGAACTGTCGGTTCTCCATGGCCAGCACGATGCCCTGCTCACGGTTTCCGCCGAGGAACACCACCGCGGCGTCTGCGCCAGGGTGGGGGTGAGAGGTCATGCCGTAGTTTTGCATGCGCTCCAGGCCGTCGCGCAGCTCGTCTTTGAGCAACTCAACCTGCACTGTCTGACGACTGCCGGCGTCTGAGATCGCACGTACCACGCCCCGGGCGATGGCCATCATAATGCGTTGCTGAACGTTCCTGATTTCCCGCATCATTCTGGTGCGTCCTCCTCGCCAATAGCCTCGGCCCAGATGTTTCGGCCGCCTTTTTTCGTCTTTTTCTTCTTGCCTTTTTTGCTGTCTGGTGGTTCCGGCGAGTACGCTTGCGGGCTGCATATGTCGATCTGAGTGGTGGTTCCCTCGCTGCCGTCCGTGCCATCACGGTTAAACGTCACTTGTCGGATCAGCATTTCGCCATCCATCCGCAGCCATGGCGACTTGACGTAGACCAGCATATTCGGCAGCCACAGCTCGCCGCCTGGGGTTTGCCGCCAGCCCATCACCGTGATCTGTGCCGACGCCGATTTGCCGAGCCGCGTGTTGGCTTCCCAGGTGGCTCGCTCGAGCGCGCTGTTGGTGCTGCCGCCGGCCTCTGCGACGATCAGCATCGGCCGGTATCGTTTGATGCCGCTGTCGGTTATCCGGCCCTCGACGTGCGACTCCGTCTCCCCGTCGGTATCCTGGCTGTATGCAGCCTGGCCCTTGACGAGGTACTGACTGAACCGCTGCGAATGGTCTAGCGATCCGTTGGCCGACTTTATGTTGACGCCCTGCTCGAGAGATGTGCCCGCGCGCCGTGTGCCGGTGCGGGTCAGCAGCAGTCCGCCAGCACCATCAGGCATCACGAGCAGTTTGCGCTGCAGGCCATATCGCTCAATGGCTTCAAAGGCTGTCTCGCCTTGATTCAGCTTGATCAGCGGAATGGCTGCGCCCACGTCGACGTCTGCCCGGGCCTTGATTCCGAACGGCTCGCACAGGATCTGTGCCAGCTTGAGGACGGTGATGTTCTTCCATTCGTCAGGCTTATGCACTGCCGCGCAGTCGATCAGGTCTGACGTCTTGTCACGGCCTTGGATGTTGATGCTGTGATCGGTCGGGCTGAACGACGGCTTGAAGATGTCGACGTACCCGCTGATCATCGTCTTGCCACCAAGGCGCACCTCGCACTCATCACCCGGCAGGATAGGCCACGGCTCAAGCTGTGCAGCGGCGCCGTCCTGGCCTTCCCAGCGCTCTGTCAGCGTCACCGTGAAAGCACCAGAGGCGGCATCCATTGCGCGCGTCAAGGCCAGAGACGTCCATCCGGCATAGTTGCTGCCGTTGACCAGCAGCTCAAGGTCATCCATCTGCCAGCACCTCTAGCGGCTCACCGCCTGGCAGGAACCCCGGGTGCCGTGGCTTGTTGCGCAGCGCGATCTCATCCGCTCGACTTGCGTCGCCGTAGACTTGGTAGGCGATAAGCAGCGATGGCAGAGTGACGCGCGGGGTGTAGCTGATCAGCTGCGGTAGTGTCTGACCTTGC